GGACTTATGAAGATGACAATTTCACAATGATATATAAAAACTATGACACAGAAGCTAGAATATATACACCTCACCAATTACTTAAACTAATACAAAAGCTATGATGATATTTTCAATAATGGCAACAGTATGCATAATACTGTTCCTAATCTACACAATAATAGAAAACAAAATATCTATTAAGTACAACAAAAAACTAATTGAGAACTTGAAAAAATTTCAAGATGAAGCAAAACGAGAAACTAATTAAAAACCTAGAAAATATGGCACCAATTGATTTAGACGATATTCCTAAATACTATAAAGGTAAAAATGGATATATGGCAAAAGACGTAGTAAGCAACTTTGACCTCAGTTATAATATCGGAACAGCAGTTACTTATCTTTTGAGAAGCAAGAACAAACACAATGATAAAGGAGTTGAAGATATTAGAAAAGCAATCAACCATTTACACTTTGAATTAGATAGACTGTATGACGAGGTATAAATGCAAGTGTGGTAAAGAAAAGGACTTAGCAAAAGCAACAATAGTTTTAATAGATGGTAAATGGGTTGCAAAGGAAGCTTTATGTGAATGTGGTAAATATATGGATAGCAAACCAACAGAAGGAATGCCAAGTCTAAAGCGTACTGAACCATCATTAAACAAGAAGAATGATAGACTTTGGAAAGACACTAAAGAAAAGTTCTTAAACTAAAAATAACAAAAATCTATTATATATTATGAAACAACAAGTTAAGATAAGTAAAGTAAAGGGAAACCCTAACAACCCTAGAATTATTAAAAACGATAAATTCAAAAAGTTAGTAAAGTCAATACAAGAGTTTCCTGAAATGCTAGAAAAAAGACCTATTATCGTTGATGAAGATATGATGGTGCTTGGTGGTAATATGCGACTAAAAGCAAGTAAAGATGCAGGGCTAAAAGAAGTATGGATTGATATAGCAGAGGGTTGGACAAAAGAACAAAAAGATGAATTTGTAGTTAAAGACAATGTAAACTTTGGAGAGTGGGATTGGGATATATTAGCAAATGAGTGGGAGTCTGAAAACTTAGATGATTGGGGTATTAATTTGCCTGAGTTTTGGCATCAAGAAGAAACTATTTTAGATACTGATGACATTAAAAAGACTGAATATTTGTCTATTGTTGTTGTAGCATACGAAAATGTTCAAGACTTAGATAGAATAACAAGTCTTTATGAATTAGATAGTATAGATATAACAGAAGACATCAAAAGCAATATTACAACTCAAAGAAAAGTATATGTCTTCAAAAAATAAAAAATTAGTAGCGATTTTAGGTGGTAGACCTTATATGGATAACCTTACTTTAAGGAGGTTTTTAATTCCCCCTGTAAGAGAAAAGCTTAAAAAAGAAGGAATAGATTTTATAGTTGCAACTAATAATAAAACAGCTGCAAAAGACTATAAAAAAATCAAAGATATTAAAGTAGTTGAAACAAGTGATAAGTTGCATAATGAATTTATGTCTAGGCAAAAAGAAAGCAAAGCTAATTTAGGAGCTGAAACAAGAGAAACAATAAATGACTACGCTAAAAAAAATAACTATAAATATGCAATACATTTAGATGATAATATAACATCAATATTTTATAATAAAAACAATAAAAATATAACTATTAAGAAAAATAAACCACAAGCATTTTATGAAATTATCAAATTGCTTTTTTTAATATCTGAAAATTCTAACACAGGAGCAGTAGGTCTTATGATGTCTGCTTTTCCTAGTGCAGGTTCTGTTAATATTACATCAGGATTTCCTTATAGTTTTTTCTGTCATAAAGTAGATAAAGATTTTAAATTTGAAAATGCTACTGAAGATGATATTTTAATGAGTATATATCACGGAGAGAATAAAAAACCAAGTTGCATAATAAGAAACGCTTTGCTATATGGTAAAACAGGTAAAAAAACATCTATGGATGGTAATAGAAAGATATATAATGCAATGCTTAAAGAGAATAAGAGAGGAGAATATGCAGAGAAAATGTACCCTAATATCTATACTAGAAAAGTAAGTTATATGGCAAAATCTAGTACTATGCAAAAAGAACCTTTCTTGCAACATAAGCATCAATTAAAAAAACCTAAGAATTGGGATAAAGAATTGTATTTTGACATTAAATTAATTGATAAAATAAAAAAGTTAGTTGATAAAATACATAAAAGAGAAACAAATGATTGAAAATATAATTGTTGGTGCAGGATTATCAGGAGCTACATTAGCTAGAAAACTAGCGGATGAAGGTGAGAAAGTATTAGTAATAGAAAAAAGAGAACATATAGGTGGTAATACTTATGACTATATAGATGATAAAACAGGAATAAGATTAAGTAAATACGGCGCACATATATTTCATACTAATAGTGATATGGTATGGGAGTTTGTAAATAAATTTTCTAAATGGAATTTATATGAACACAAAGTATTATCTTATGTAAATGGCAAGTATGTTCCTGTGCCTGTTAATATAAAAACAGTGAACGAATTATTTGATTTAAAAATTAAGAATAAATCCGAAATGCAATCTTGGTTAAAAGAAAATCAAGTAAAAAATAAAATTAACAATTCAAAAGATTCAGCATTAGCAAGAGTTGGGAAAGAACTATATGAGTTAATGTTTGAAAATTACACAATAAAACAATGGAACTTAAATCCATCAGAATTAGAACCTTCAGTATTAGAAAGAATACCTGTAAGAGATACATTTAATGAAAGATACTTTTCCGATAAATATGAAGCACTACCAACAAATGGATATACTGAATTTGTTAAAAATATATTAGACCATAAAAATATAACAGTAGAGTTAAATACAGAATACAATTGTAATGTACATAAATCAAACAAACTTTTTTTTACAGGCAAAATAGATAGTTACTTTGCAGATAAGTTTGGTAAATTAGAATATAGAAGCCTAAACTTTAATTATAAAACATACGAAGTAGAGGACTATCAACCTGCTGCTGTTGTAAACTATCCTTCATTAGAATACCCTTATACAAGAAAAATTGACTATAAAAAATTCTACAACACAAAATCTAAATATAGTATTGTAGCTGAAGAATTTAGTTCTAGTATAGGAGAAGAATATTATCCTGTGCCTACACAAAAAAATAGAGATACATATTCTAAGTATCAAGCAGAAGCTAAAAAACTAGAAAACAAAAATATTTATTTTGTTGGTAGGTTAGCAGAATATAAGTATTTCAATATGGACCAAGCAATTTTAAGTGCTTTAGAACTATTTAATAAAATATACAAGAAATAAATGGAACAAAATAGAACAAAGATTAACAAAGAGAGGTTACTCAAAGCATTAGAAAGTTCTCTAGGAGTAATAACTACTGCATTAAAAGCAACAGACTTATCAAGAACAAACTTTTATAAGTGGCTAAAAGAAGATGAAGAATTTGCAGGTAAGGTTGAAGAAATAGAAAACATACAGCAGGACTTTATTAAGTCAAAGTATTATGAATGTGTAAAAGATAAAGTACCTTCAGTTGTAATACACGCTGCAAAGACTAGGTTAGGTTGGAATGAAACAAATAGAGTAGATATAACTTCAGGCGATAAAGCAATTAATATGCCTGTTATTACATTTGTAGAAACTGATACTGAATAAGAAATACAATCCATTATTTTCTTCTGATGCTCGTTACTTTATAATTACAGGCGGTAGGGGTTCAGGAAAGTCTTTTGCTGTTACAGTCTTTCTTACTTTACTTACAATGACTAAAGGTATTAGAATACTCTTTACTCGTTTTACAATGACTTCAGCTCACCTTTCAATCATTCCTGAGTTCTTAGAAAAGATAGGGCTGCTAGGATTTGATGAAGTGTTTAGTATTAATAAAGCAGAAGTAGTAAATACAAGCAATCAGTCTGACATTCTATTTAGAGGTATTAGAACATCAGCAGGAAATCAAACAGCAAGTTTAAAGTCTTTACAGGGAATAAGCTGTTGGGTTTTAGACGAAGCTGAAGAACTTATTGATGAAGATATATTTGATACAATAGATTTAAGTATCAGAGAAAAGGACATACAGAATAGAGTAGTATTAATATTAAACCCCGTTACTAAAGAGCATTGGATATACAAAAGGTTTTTTGAGGACAAAGGAGTAGAAGCAGGTTTTAACGGTTTTAAGGACAACGTATGCTATATACATAGTACATACCTAGACAACATAGAAAACCTCTCTACGAGCTTCCTAGAGCGTATTAAGAGCATAAAGCATAGAAACTTTAAAAAGTATCAGCACAAAATCTTAGGGGGGTGGTTAGACAAAGCAGAAGGAGTTGTATTTGAGAATTGGAGTATTGGAGAATTTAATCCTGATGGGCTTCAGACTTCTTGTGGTATGGACTTTGGTTTCTCAGTTGATCCTGATAGTTTGACTGAAGTAGCTATTGATAAAAAGAAACATAAGATATATCTTAAAGAACATATCTACAGGAATGGTTTGAAGTCTAACGAACTTGCTAAAATCATATTAGACAAAGTAGGGGAAAAGCTTATCATAGCTGATAGTGCAGAACCAAGACTAATAGCAGACCTTAGACATTTAGGAGTAAACATCAAACCTGTAAAGAAAGGAACTATTGAAAGTGGTATAACTCGTATGCAAGATTATGAACTTATTATAACTCCTGACAGCACTAACATAGCTAAAGAATTAAATAATTATATTTTTAGCGATAAGAGTTCTAAGTTATATGTGGACGCATACAATCACGCAATAGACGGAATAAGATACAACGTCATCTACCACTTAGACAACCCTAACGCAGGAAGGTATTTTGTGCAGTAGCATATTTTAAACTAAATTAAGGAAATTTCTATTATATATTAAGACTATGAAAGTAAAGATTAAAAAAGAAGGGAAAGTAAAGGAGTTCAAGTTGATAAGCAGTTGGGAAGATGTAACAATGGAGAAGTGGTTGAAGCTTATAGACTTTCAAGAAGGAACAAAGAGTGAAGAAGCAGAAGAAACAATAGCAGCTTTATCTAATATTCCTAAGAAGCTAGTAAAGGAATTAGCACTAAAAGATGTTGCTGTTATAATGAGTAAGATTGCAGAGCTTCAGGCAAAGCAAGATAGTTCTTTAAAAAGGATAATTGAAATAGAAGGTAAGGAGTATGGCTTCCACCCTGACCTAGATAGTATTACATTAGGTGAGTATGCCGATATCGAGACGTTTATTAAGAATGGAATTGAAAAGAGTTTACCTGAGTTGATGGCTGTATTATACAGACCGATAAAAGAGAAGAAGAATGATATATATATTATTGACGCTTATGATGGTGATATTCGGCTTAGGGCAGAAGAAATGAAAAAGATGTCAGCTCAACAAGTGCAAAGTGCTTTACGGTTTTTTTTTGTTTTCGCGAAAGAGTTGTCAATGATTTTGCCATTGTATTTAATGGAACAGATGAAGGAAATGAAGAAGCAATAGCAACAGAAGATTTCGCAAGTAAGTGGGGTTGGTTCGGAGTGATGTACAGATTAACAAATGGTGAGATAGTAAACTTAGATAGGATAACAAAATTAGGACTGTTAGAAGCTTTAACTTGGTTGAGTTATGAAACAGATTTAAATTCACAAAATAAAGTAAAAAGAAATGGTGAGCAATAAAACATATAATAATGTAGTAAACACGCTAGTTAGACTAGCTCAATATCACGGACAAATATCTACTGTATCAGTTGGTGATATATATGATATTGATTTGGAAAAAGAAACTAAGTTCCCTTTACTGCATATCAATCCAACATCAGTAACAACGGGTGATAGTCAATTGAATTATAACTTTCAGATATTCGTTATGGATATGGTAAGCGAGAAAGAAGATTGGCAAACTGAACAACAAGAGCTTTTAACTAAGTTAGTAAATACAAAGAACAATGAGCAAGAAGTCTTTAATCAGACACTAGCAATATGTACAGACTTTATAGGAATGTTAAGACATAGTGAACAGCAATCATTAGATGGGACTGATGACATTAATTCCCCTTTATATTTTACTGAAGGGCAATTTACAATAGAGCCTTTTACAGAGAGGTTTGATAACTTATGTTGCGGTTGGGTATTTCAAATAGGAGTAGTAGTTCAGAATGATTTTCAAACTTGTACTATTCCTGTAACTGAAAAAGGTGCAGGGTATTAATGAACTTTAGAATAGGTAAATATAAAATAACAATAGGATTTTTTAAAATAACAATAACTTTTTAATATGGCAAATTTAATTACAACCTTAACTGAAAGTGTAACCTTAAACGGTTCAGTAAGAGGTTCAACAAACACAGTAACAACAACAGGAATAGGTGATGTTCTTGAAAGAATAGTAACTTGTACTCATAGTCAGACTACAACAATAGCAACCTTTGCAGCAGCTCCTTATACTTCAGCAGGGGCTATTGATGTAGAGAATGTGCGATACATTAGAGTAACTAACTTAGGAGAAGATAGTGCTGTGATTTTAGCAGTAGTAATGACTGATACAAACTATCAAGTAAGACTACCCGCAGGAACATCTCATATTCTACCAAGAGCAGAAGCAGAAGCGATAGGTGAAGAAGATAATACACCTGATTTTACTAGTCAGGAAGATTTGATTTCTTTACAAGTAAAACCTGAAGGAACAACTTACAGTCCGAGAGTTGAATTATTCGTGGGTGTAGCTGAGTAATGAAAACGGAAGCTCTTGAAAGGTACCTTAATAGTTTTGGTAAGTATATAGTTCAACAAGCAAGAACTAACTTAACTAAAGCCAAAAAGAATGATACTAAGAGTTTATACAATTCAATAAGCTTTAAAGTAACAACTAATGCACAAGGTTTTAGTGTTCAATTCTTTATGGATAACTATGGAACATTTATAGATAAGGGAGTTTCAGGAACTAATAAGACAAGAAGCTTTAAAAATTATGAAGGTAAAGTAATTTCAAGTCCTTATAAATTCGGTACAGGATCTTCAAGAGTAGGCAAATCAAAAGGCGGAATGTCAGGTATTATGGCTAAGTGGGCAAAAAGAAAAGGCTTAAAATGGAGAAATAAAGAAACAGGTAAATATATGAGTCATAAAAGTATGGGGTATCTTATAGCTAGAAGTATTTATAGTAAAGGAATAAAAGGCATTAGTTTCTTTCAAAGACCTTTACAATTAGGAATGAAAGACTTCCCAAAAGAAATGTTAGGAGCAGTAAAAGATGATATAATTAACGGATTAACAACAGTAAACTAATGGCAACAATAATAGAACAAGAACCTTTATGGCCCCAACTTCCTGTTGGGCAAGATGTGGTATTTACAGTATCAAATAGTACAATAGTAGCAAGTCAAACGAAAGTGAAGTTTATAGCTGAGGTTCATATAACTAATACATTCCCTACATATTCAAGTTCTACCTTAGTAGGAACATTCAAGACAACACCTAACAATGCAGGAGTAGGTATGTTTAACTTCAGAAATATTATAGAGAATTATGTAAGTGCTGATAATATGGCTAGACTAAACAGTTCTTACAAAGGAGTAACAACTACTTCTGACACTCCGCACCCTTTACACTTAATTGATAAATACTCAGGAAACATAAATGCTATGCGTTATATGGCTATTCAATTTAAGATAGAGTATTTAGGAGCAGACGCTAATTTTCCTGATGTTGTAAATATAGACACAGGACAGTCGGCACAAATTTCAGATAATTATTCTCTTTTCAATGGTTACTTAAAATATTCAGATAAGATTAATTTATTCAATTCTAATTTTGGGTATGATTTAGGTAACTTTAATTTGTCTGCTCAAACAAACAAGTTCTTGACTAATGCACCTGTTGATTTATATGCGAATTTAGAAGATTATGGAACACTCGCTTTTTTAGCTCCTAATGACAATTTAAGTTTTATAAGACTAACATATAAAGACAGTTCAGGATCAACAATAGGAACAGAAGATGTTGATAGGGATTTTGCAAACGGTGCTTATAATGGTTTCAATGGTTATATAGGAATGAGTTTAATTTATTTTGGCTGCTATCCTGCTAATTTAATGAGAGATGGTTCAAGCACCTTTGCAGGTTTAGTTACAGCAGGAACTATTCAGGGTGGTAGTATTCAAATCGTTGCTTGGGATAATAGTGGTAATAGAATAAGTAAACAATACACAATAAACCTTAATTGTCCTGATTTAAAAGGATTTGAAAGTATAAGACTTACTTGGCTTAATCAATGGGGGGTTTGGGATTATTATACATTCACAAAGAAGTCTACAAGAAGTATATCAACTAAAGGAACAACATATACACAGTTAGAAGGAACTTGGAATGAAAGCACTTATAGATTAAATGGTTATAAAGGTGGTAAGAAGTCTTTTAGAGTAAATGCTACTGAGAAAATAAAAATGAACACAAACTTTGTAAGTGAAGAATATAATACAATATTTGAAGAATTAATAAACAGTCCTGAAGTTTATATATTAGAAGGGTATCAATCAGATGCTTCTTTTGCTGCTTTAAATCAATATGTAACACCCGTAAGACTAACAACTTCAAGCTTTACACGAAAGACACAAGCAAACGACAGACTTATTCAATATACTTTTGAAGTAGAAAAAAGTAAAACACTAAGAACACAATCTATATAATGAGTGTACAGTTAATACTATATCCACAATATTATGATGGTTCATCACCATTAAGTTCTACATCTACTGAATTCTTTGTTGATGGTGTTAATTTTAATACTGTAAACGCTTCATCTTCAACTCTAAATATTTCAGGGTCTTTACCTCAGGCGTTTATTAATTCATATACTATTTTTGGGTATTCGTTTTTTACAATAAACTCTTGGTATCGTTTTAGTAGTAATTCTTCAGCAGTATTTGGAACGACAACAAACGAAATGAGTGCAGTTGGTGGCACAGGAATACTTCAAAGATTATCCAACCTTACTTTTGGAGCTACATATGATTTAACTTTCAATATACAATTTAATACAACAACTTTTACTGTTTACCAATACCACCACAACGTATTAAAAAGTACACATACGATTACAGGTGCAGGAACTCAGACTATACAATTTGACGCTTATTCAACTGCTGACATAATAGTAATTCATAGTGTAACCTCAGCTTTAAAAATAAATGATATTTCTTGTGTTGTATCTACATCAACACCAAGTGGAGTATTTACAGATTTAAGCAATGGTCAAGTAATATGCGACTTATATGAAGATGAAGATATTCCTTTAACTTTAAGTGTAGATGATTTTAAAAATGTAGCTGAAAAAGTGCAGTCTTATTCAAAAGCTTTTAATCTACCTGCTACTAAAAGAAATAATCAAATCTTTGATAATATATTTGAAGTAACAAGAACAGATACAGGACTTAACTTTAATCCTTACAAAAAGACACAATGTGTTTTAAAGCAAGATGGCTTTACTTTATTTGAAGGGTATTTAAGACTTATAGACATACAAGATAAAGAAGGGGAAATAAGTTATAATGTAAATCTTTATTCTGAAGTAGTTGCTTTAGCTGATGTATTAAAAGACAGAACATTCTCAGACTTAGATTTTACAGAATTAGAACACGACTATAATTATACACAAATCAAATATAGTTGGAATGATACAGGTTCTAGTATAACTTATTCAAATTCAGGAACTTCAGGGTTTAGAGATGACTATACAACTTTAAGATACCCTTTTATAGATTGGGAACATCAAGTAGCGGTAGGTGGTTCAAACGCAGCAAATGCAACAGCAGGTAATCCTGAGTTATTAAGATTAGAAAATGCTTTTAGACCTACTATAAATATAAAGTATCTAATAGATAGAATATTTGCTGCTAGTCCTTTTACTTATACAAGCGACTTTTTTGATACAGCAGGTTTTGGAAAGTTGTATATGGACTTCAATTGGGGTTCAGCAGATGCGCCTGTTACTTTTAATAACTCAGCATCAGCAGATATTACTAGTCAAATTAATTGCACAGCAGGAACGAATACAATAGACTTTACTTTTTCTTCTATTTCTAGCAACTTTGGATATAGTTCAGGGGTTTTTACTGCACAAGCAGCCAATCAAATTTATGATATTAACTATGATTTTAACATATACTCAGCATCAGGTGGCCCTTATACTGTTGTTTGCGAATGGGTAGATAGTTTAGGAAATACTTATAACTCACAAACAATAACACCGCCATTAGTAGGTGCGGGTAGTACACCTTATGTAGGTTCTTTTATTTCTGTTCCTTTATCTTCAGGAGATACTTTAAAGTGTGTTTTCACTTTAACCACAGGAATAGTTATTATTGGCGCACCTCAAACAAACTGCTGTACTGCTACAACAACAGCGCAAAACACGACTAACAACACCCTTTTAGAAACTTTAAGAGGAGAATTAGGACAATGGGATTTCTTAAAAGGACTACTTACTATGTTTAATTTAGTTACTTTGCCTGATGAAGATAATCCTAGCAATATAAAGATAGAACCTTACAATGATGTATTTTTAGAAAATGACGATAGTACCCCGTTAGATTGGACAGATAAGATAGATGTTACAGAAATGAAGCTTACACCTTTAACTGAATTAAATAAGAAAACTATTTTTAAATTTGTTGAAGATGATGATGATTGGGCATTTAATAACTACAAAAATTCAGTGGGTGGGCATTTATACGGAAGTCATGAACAAGATGAAGTGTTTTATACAATATTAGATGGTGAAAAAGAAATAGTAGCAGAACCATTTGCAGCAACAGTACCTAAAGCATTAATGTCGCAGTTTTCAGATTTTATCACTCCTGCTGTTTATTCTTACAATCCTACTGACCAAACTTCTGAAGGATTTGATAATAGTCCTAGAATTATGTACAACAATGGTAAAAAGACTTTAACAAGTTGTGCTTATTACATACCTGCTCAGAATGGAGTTGCAGAAGAAGTAGATGAAGATGAGTTTTTACAATTTAGTCATTTAACAGAGATACCAACATCAGTTTCTATTCCACCAACTTCAGGTGATACAGTAGATTTTAATTTTGGAATTTGTCAAACTTCAGGGGGTATCGGAACTACTCCTTATAATCTATATAGTATGTATTGGGCTCCGTATTACAATGAGCTTTACAATCCTGACACTAGAACTATGACTATTAAGGTAAATTTAAGTCCTTCAGATATTAATACATTTAAATTCTATGATATAATCACTATCAAGAACCGAGAATTTAGAGTGAATAAAATAGACTACAAACCTAATGACTTAGCAACCGTTGAATTTATACTTATACCATAATGGCAAAACCTAACAACACAATATTCAAAACAGGGTTTGATGTAAAACCTGCTTCAATTAATGCTTTAGGAGTGGTAACATTTACTGATGGAACTAATGAACTACAACCTAATCAACTACAATGTGAAGCTTATGGATATACCTATAATAAAGCAACAGGTACTTGTTCAGCTTTTAAATATAACACAAATCTGAATAGAAGTTTTAGTAACGAAAACAACAGCATACAGGGTACAGGAAACTCAACAGAAACAGGAACGAACAACACCTATATTATGGGTGAGTTCAATACTGTAAAAGGGTTTTCAAGAAATAATATTATAGTAGGTAATCAAAACGAAATAGCTAATGGCATAAATAATGCAAATGTCTTTGGTACTTTAGGTGAAGCGACAGTCGATAATTCAATAGTCTTAGGAGGTAATGCTGCTGATGACTTATTAGGGGAAAGACAAGTAACAACATTAATGAATGGAGTACAAACAACAGACGGAAGTACAATTGATAGTTATTTAAATAATGGGAGACCCTTTTCAGTAACAAACCGTTACTATGCAATTCCTGAAAATACTGCTTGTTATTTTCAAGCTGATATTTTAGCTTTAAGAGTTGGTGGTTCAGCGGCTTCAGGTGCAGTTGGTGATTTTAAGTCTTGGGTTGAAAGAGGAGTAGTTATAAATAAGTCCGGAACATTAAGCATATCAAGATCTAGGACATCACCTGCAAGTTCAGGAACGACAGGGAGTTGGTCGCCTGTTTCAACAGTATCAGGAACTAACTATGTATTAACTGTAACAGGAAAAGCAGATATGACTTTAGAGTGGGTAGCAAGTATAAGATTTACTCAAATAAAAACAAGTGTAGCACTTTAAAAATAAAGATATGGCAGATAAAACAATATTAGAACTTGAAGTTAAATCAAATGTAGGAAGCGTATCTAAGGATATGGATAAACTTGCAGACAATACTGAAAGAGCAGCAGACGAGCAAAAGACTTTAAATAAAAGCACAACACTAGCTTCACAAGGATTTAGAAGATTAAGAACTATGGTTCTTGCTTTTGGTGCTGCATTAAAAGCACTAGGAATTGGATTGTTAATTTCTTCTTTTGTAGCACTTAAAGAAGCGTTAGAAAGAAATCAAAAAACAATGAATACAGTCAATACTGTTATGACTACTGTATCAACTACTTTCAATCAAGTAGCAAATGTACTTGTTGATGTATATAATTGGGTAACAAAATCTTCAGATAGATTTGATGGTTTGACTAAAGTTATAAAAGGATTAATGACAATAGCTTTAACTCCTTTGAAATTATCTTTTTATTCTATTAAATTAGCAGTTCAAGGTGCTATGTTAGCTTGGGAAGATAGTTTTTTAGGTGGTGGTGATGAAAAGAAGATAGCAGAATTAAGACTTAGTATGTCTGAAACAGCAAATGATATTAAAGAAGTTGGATTAGCAGCCGTTGAAGCAGGGAAGGATATTTATAATAATGTAGGAGACGCTATTAGTGAAATAAGTGCGATAGGTAAAATGGCTATTGATGGCATATCCGAAATAAGTATTAAGGCAAATTACGAACAAGCAAAAGCTACAACAGCAGCACAAAACAGTGCAAAACTAGCTGAAGCTGCAATACAAGGACTTATTGAAAAATATGATAGACAAGCAGAATTACAAAGACAGATAAGAGATGATGAAACTAAGACTTTTGAAGAAAGACTAGCTGCGAATAAAGAGTTAGGAAGGATATTAGAAGAACAGGAAACAGAGATGTTAAAATTAGCAGATACTAGAGTTGCTTCTGCTAAATTAGAATTAGACGCAAATAAAGAGAATATAGACTTACAGGTGGCTTATCAACAAGCATTAAACGATAGAGCAGGAGTAGAAGCTCAGGTTGCAGGTTTTAGAAGTGAACAACTTACAAACCAAGTATCATTAGAAAAAGAACTACTTGAAACACAAAGAGAAATAGCACAAGAAGGACTTTCAGGAATGGAAAAAGAATTACTTGAATTAGAAAATGCTTATAAAGTTAAATTAGAAATGGCACGTAAGTCAGGAATGGACACTACTGCTATTGATAAACAATATGCTAAACAAAAATCAGATATTGTACAAGCTCAGGTAAATTCTCAGTTAGAAGCGTTTTCAGGACTTGCAGGAGCTTTAGGTGCTTTAGCAGGAGAAAGTAAAGAATTAGCAATAGCACAAGCTGTTATAGACACTTATGTAGGTGCGAATAAAGCGTATGCTCAAGGGGGAACTGTTGGATTTGTTACAGCAGCAGCAGTTATACTAGCAGGTCTTGCTAATGTTCAAAAGATTATGTCTACACCTATTGAAGGAACTAGTGGTGGTGGTTCAACACCTACTACTTCTACACAACCACCTGCACCTCAAATGATGTCAGGAGCTTTTGAATTAAGTGGTGGTATAAAACCTGAAGCAAGTAAAGCATATGTAGTTACAGACGAAATGTCTAATAGTCAGAACCAACTAGCAAACATAAGACGTAGAGCTACTATTTAAAAATCAAATAAAAGTTAAAAATATCTATTATATATTATGAAAAAGAAAACAAGAATTGTAGAATTAGTAATATCAGACGATAGTCAAGAGTTAGCAATTGACGCAATCAGTTTAGTAACATCACCTGCAATAGAACAAGATTTTGTATTTTTCGGGAAAGAGAAAAACAACTTGACATTTGCTAAAGTAGATGAAGAAAAGAGGGAATTAATTTCACCTGCACTTATACCGAATAAACAGATCTTCAGACACGACCCAAATACGGATAGTGACTACTATGTTTACTTTTCTAAGGACACAGTAAAACAGGCGGCATACCTATACTTAAAACATAACAATCATCATAAGGCAACCTATCAACATCAGGATAGAGTTTCAGGTGTCTTGACAGTTGAGAGTTGGATTAAGGAAGGTGATAGTGATAAGTCAAAAATGTATGGTTTTGATCTTCCCGTAGGCACTTGGTTTGTCAAGATGAAGATAGAGAATGACGAGCTTTGGAATAAAATCAAAGAAGGAGAACTTAAAGGTCTTTCAATTGAAGGGTACTTTGTAAATAAAATGGAAACTATGAGTAAAAAAGAATTTACAACAGAAGAAGTTAAGACAGCACTAAAAGAATTGTTAAAACCTAAATTAAGTAAAGTTAAAAAGATTAATTTTAATACACAAAAAGAATTATTTGATTTATTAGATAAATTTTGGAAAGATTTTGACAAAGCAGTTTTGCCTTTTGAAAAAGTAGAAGGCACTTTGAAGGGAATGATTAAAAGTGCAGAAAAAGCAAAAACAACTGCTAAAGAATATATAAAAAAAGCTGACCAATTTAATAAGCAAATAAAAGAATTAGGAGTATCTGAAAAAGAAGCAAAAGCAGGTACATATATAAAACAAAAACAAGAAGATATAAAAAGTGCAGATAATTGGATAAGAGTTATAAAGAAATTCATAGCTGATGCTAATAATGTAGATTAATAAAAAGATAATATGAAACCAACACAAGAACAAATACTAAGTGCTTTAAACAAGCTAATAAGAGAAAACAAAACTGAACTAAAAGCAGAAAAGGTTGAGTTGGGTTCTATTGATGACTTAACAAAGAAAACAAAGAAAGCAATAGATACTTTTAATAGTATTAATGCTTCAGCAAGAAAAGCAGGACAAATAATAGACAAAGCAGAAAGTGAAGCCACTAAACTCAATAAAACATTTAAAGATTTAGAAGGTGATTGGGATAAGGTAAAAAAACAAGCAAAAGAATTAGGGGTAGATTTGCCAAGTGAAGTAGCTGCTTTAGTAACAAATGCGAGTGCTTATGAAAATAGCACAAGAAATGCAGCAAGTCAATTAGAAAAAGCTTCATCTATTGTTTATGGTATTGAAGATTAATCTAAAAATCAAATAAATAAATAACTATTCTATTATATTAAAAAAGAACCTATGGATTTAAAGAAACAAATATTAGTTGCACTTGGACTTGACAAAGAGGAAGTGAACTTAGAATT